TCAATTCCGCTTTTTCTTGCAATAAATTTACTTTTAGCTTTTTCTATTAAGCTTTGTTGCTCTTCATTTACTTTTAAGTTTTTTTTTATTTTGTAAAAGTTTATGTATTGTGTTATTCTAGTCATTTCTATATTTTATTACTGCAAATTGTTTATTAAATCGATCTATAAAAGGCTTCCCACACGCTCCTTTGTTTTTTTTTATAAATTGTTGTAGTTTTTTTAGTGATTTAAAGCAAAATACTTCTGATTTTATGCCAAATTCTTCATGGTTTTCGGCTTTTGGTTCAAATTCTTTACTATGTGAAAATGATTTTCTTCTTTTATTTTCTTTTATTGTTGTAAATCTATATTGCTGCATAATTATTTATTTACCAGTTGATCCAAAACCACCCCTTTTGCTATCTTCAATATTCTCTACGATCTCCATTTTGCTTGGGTATAGTGGTCTTATTAGCATTTGAGCGATTTTATCCCCTTTGTTTATTGTGTAAGGTTCGTGTCCTGCATTATAAAGAATAACTCCTATTTCTTTACGATATGAATTATCTATTGTTCCAGGTGTATTTAATACTGTTATTCCGTGTTTTAGGGCTAGTCCAGAACGAGGGCGAATATCTGCTACTGCGTAACTTAAAATTGGTAAATGATTTAATTCTTGATACTCCCAAAATTCTTGCCCATCTCTAACCCTTCCATCATATTGTTTAGGCAATTCAATCGCTATTCCTGTTTTAACTAGGATTCTTCCTTGTGGATATAGTTTTAATTCATTACCTATATCTGATAATTTATATTTTGCTATGTTTAAAATTACTGGCTCACCTTTTAAATCTGCAACTTTTCGGTTAATTCCGTATTCATCAAAATCTTTTAAATTCTTACAACAAAAACTATCAGCATATATATCCCATAAATCGCCCTCATTCTCTTGAGTCGGTGCCTTTGCTGTTTCTGTTAATAGTTTCACTCTAAATGGTATCATGATTTTTTTATTTTTTTAATATTTCTTTCCAATTTTTTATGTCTTTATATTCTTTTTTAAACTCTTTTAAGTCTATATTATCTATAACGATTTTTCCTTTCAGATTTTTTAATGAATAAAGTCTTTCATATGTTTTTTTAGTGTCGTTCCAGATTTCACTTTTTTTTACTATATAACCTGCATCTTCATCGTCGATTTTTAGAGTAAAATCTCTACTTAATATTACTTTCATAATTATTTTATTTTATTAATAGGTTTTTCCTTGATTGTAGGCTTATAAAGCACCCTGTTTACTGCCAAGCGAATTTAACTATTTCTAGCATCAAGGACAGTTAAGCACTTCAACCTAAAAAGCACTGACTTTAGATGGCAGGAGGGTATTCTTTTATCAGAAGGGTATATCATCATCTAGTAATTCCTCCTCTGGCTGGTATCCGTTAGCTTTTGCCTGATTATGCTTGTCTATTGCTTCAAATTTAGCTTTGTTAATTACTACTTTTGCATAAGTGATTGTCTTTCCTGTTTGATCTTGAAAATTATCAACCATTAAGCCAATTTCAGCGTCAAATAATTGACCTCGAGAATCTAAAATTGCTCTTTCAGTTTCTCTGTCTATTTTAGACTTAAAAGCAACAAATGGCAAGGTTTTTAATATATATTTATTATCTTTTTTACTGGAAATATTAACTTTTCCTGTAATAGATTTTTCGTTTTCCCTTACTTCAAAAGTTCCTTTTTCATATTGATTATTTTCTTTGTTATATGTGTTTGATATTCTTAATTTTTGCATTATATTAAGTGTTTGATTTTATCTAATTGACTTTCTGTTAGTTCGATAGTTACTTTTTTTTCTTCTTTTATAGTTTTAATTTCTTGATCTAGGCATTTATGTATAGAGTTTTCTCTTATTCCTGAAATTGATTTGCATTCTAAAGAATGGTAAGCTATACAAAAAGCATAATATTCTATGTTGCCAGCGGTGATGTTGTAAGCTTTGATGTTGTTAGCGGTGATGTTGTCAGCTTTGATGTTGCCAGCGGTGATGTTGTGAGCGTCGATGTTGTCAGCTTTGATGTTGTAAGCGGTGATGTTGCAACCACTGATGTTGCAAGCGGTGATGTCGTAAACGGTGATGTTGCCAGCGGTGATGTTGTGAGCGTCGATGTTGCGAGCTTTGATGTTGCAAGGAATTGTACAATCAAAAGTGATTTCCAAATCTTCGTTTAAAACTATTGTATTTGATTCATTTGCTGTTGCAATTAAATCGTCTAGTTCTTTTTGTGTTGTTATTTTCATTATTTGTTGATTTAAATTGATTACATGATTTATGTTATAACTTGAAATTCTAAAGGTCAAGTCTTTTTTGATCAAAATAATTTATATCTTTCCCTTCATAATCTATAAAACCTTCTTTTATAATATTAGCTATCTCATCATCAACTTGTTTTTGGATTTCAGAAATATTATAATCTGTTTCTTCGCCATCGCAAAAAACTTCTTTAATATCAGGAGTCCAATCTTCAGAAATACAATCATGCACTATAACTGCAATAATTTCTTCTATTGATTCGCCTTCAAATCCTCCTTTGTTTGTTTCTATTGTGTAAATCATAACTAAATATTTAAGCATTGTCTAACCTCATCATTGTTATCATAAAGAGATTTACAATGATCTACCCCATAATTAAAAGCAATCATAATACAGACAACGAAAGTTAAAACCATTACAGTTGCTATTGCTGTGTCTTTTAAATTTATCATAATTAATTTTATTTGATTGTTAATTCTTTTAACTTTTCCGAGCCATCTTTTAACTCTTCAATGTCTAGTTTTAATTTATCAATATCTTTATCTAAAGATTTTGTTAATCTTTCTAATTCTTTCAATAATTCTAACATATTTAAGGGATTAAAGTTAATTACAATATCTAGTTTATAACCTACAATTCCAAATGTCAAGTTTTATTTGCAAAATAATTTTTATAATATTAAAATGTGTTCGGGTGGTTTTTCACACTTCTAACATTCTCCACCCGTAGGGGTGTAACCTATCTATGATTTAAGTTGATTACAGCACCCCTAAAATTAGATTTTCATTTTATCTAATTATAAGTTGCATGATAAAGGGAGGGGGTTTTGGTTTTCCCCCTCCTGATATTTGCAGTTATCTTTGTTTAAAATTTCTTGGCCAAAATTTTAAAAAATAATCACTTGACAAATAAAATATAGAGTGGTAAATTATACTTAAACATAAAAAGAATTACCCCACAGATAACTTTATCTGATGTAGATAATTCTAAAAATTTTTTAATTATTTCTGGCATAATTAAAAAATTAATATTACATAAATTGTGAGATAATTCTAAAAATTTTTTAATTATTTCTCTCATAATTAAATTATTCTCCCGTGCCGTAGTCGTTTTACTTCTACGGCTTATTTTTTCTTAATTTTAACATATCAGCTTGTAAAGTTAGTTAAATAATTAACTTAAATAAAAAAGCTATGAAAAAAAAATTAGAAACTTTCTTTGTTTAAAATTTAGCGCGATAAATTTTAAAAAATAATCACTTGACATTTAAAATCATTTAATAAATACTTACTTTGTCTGGACTGATAATAAGACATTTTTTTCTTTATGGAAGTGAGAAATCAGTCCCTCACTTCCGCCACTAAATACAGGACTGATGACTAAAAACACTTCTAAAAGCTTTATTTTACATAAAGATAGTTTATCCATTTTAGACAAGATGGAAGATAAGCAAGCTGGACAACTTTTTAAAGCTATTTACTACTACCAAATCAATAATAGATTACCAGAAGATATTGATCCTGTTTTAGACTTATTAGCTACGACTTTTATAAATCAATTCAAAAGAGATCAAGAGAAATACGAAGAAAAATGCAGGAAAAACAAGGAGAATGCTAAAAAGCGATGGAATGCGACCGCATGCGATGGTATACAAACGAATGCGAAACATGCCCATAGTGATAGTGATAGTGATAGTGATAGTAAGAAAGATAGTAAATTAATAGATAAACAATTTGAAGAATTTTATAATAAATACGGAAAAAAGAAAAGTCCTAGTGATGTTAAAAATAAACTCAAGACAGCATTAAAGAAAGACAGCTTTAAGAATATCATGTCAGGATTAGATAGCTATATTAAAAATAGATCGAAAGACAGTCAATTCTGGAAATATCCTGCTACATGGTTAAATCAAGAGTGCTGGAAAGATGAATATAATCAATCAAAATCAAACAGAGAGCAACACACAACCGATTTAATCAATAAAATGATGAATGACACATTGATAAATAAAATAGAGGTCACACGGTCAAATAAAGCAAAGTTATTTATGACCAAAGATAATTTTTATAAATATAATTCATTTTCTAATGATTTTAAAGAAAAGATATTAAATTCTTTAAAAAAAGAATTAGGGGTTAATGGGTTAGAATACAATTTTTAATTATGACTATTTACGAAAATCAAGAAGCAGAGCAAATTATTTTAGGAACTGCAATAATGAATAACAGCTTGTTATTAAATGTAGCTGATATTTTAGAATCAAAGCATTTTTCTTATATCGAACATCAAGAAATTTGGAAGGAGTTTATTCGCATTGGAAGAGAGGGAGGAACTGCTGATCCTGTCACACTTAAAAATTTTATGCAAAACAATACGATATTTAAAGACTTGGGAGGCTCTAAATACTTAATGATATTAATGCAATTAGCAAATGGAATTGCTGATTTAAGAAGTTATGCCAAAACATTAATTGAATTATGGCAAAAAAGAGAGTTTTACGAGTTAATAGAAAATTGTAAAAACGAATTACAAGAAAAAAGTTTTAACTATTTATCATCAGACTTCCAGAATAAAATTGCAGGATTAGAATTTCAAGAACCTAAAAAACAAACGCAATGCACTTCTGACATTCTTGACGATCTTGACAAAGAAGATGCAGAGGGCTTGAGTGATAAATTTGTCGAAACAGGATTTTCTAAATTAGACAATCTTATAAATGGCGGACTTTATGCAAAACAACTTTATATCATAGGGGCAAGACCGTCCGTCGGCAAAACCACCATAGGGCAAAACATTATATTAAATGCAAGTCGATCAGGTAAAAGATGTCTTTTTATTTCGCTAGAAGTAGATAAAAGAAATGTAATGTATAAATTTTTATCAAACATGAAGTCTATTGATAGTTGGAAGATTCAGAAAAAATGCCTAAATCAATCTGAAGTAGCAGATTTGCAAGAAGCTAAAGAAGAGTTGAGAAATATGAAAATATATGTCAATGATTCATCTGGACTAAATATAACACAAATTAAGCAGATTATTAAAAACCAGATAGACAAACAACCAGTAGACTTGGTAGTTGTAGATTATATTCAAATTATGAAAGGTGAGGACACTAGAAATAAAAATGAATCTTTAATAATAAAAGAGAACACAACAGCCTTAAAATCAATAGCAAAACAATTCGATATTCCAATTTTAGCATTAGCACAGATCAACAGAAAAGCAGTTGAAGGAAGTAATCAAGAGCCAACAATTAATGACTTCAAAAGTAGTGGAGGTATAGAAGAAGATGCAGATGTTGCTATGATATTACACAGAGATAGAAGAGAAGATAAGGAGGACGGGTATTTTTCAGACTCTGGAAAGATAATAATTGCTAAGAATAGACATGGACGAACAGGTGTCTCAAATGTGATGATTCAAGGTAATTTTGGAAGATTTTTAGAAATAAATTAAATAAACATGGAGCATATATCAAAATCAATAGAAAGAATTTTACAGGAAATAAAAGATAACAACATTAAATTAAAATAATTAATATTTTATGCTTGACATTTAGAATTTCAGGTTATAAACTTAATTATGTAATCAATTTAATCAAAAAATTATGACAGAAGAAAAAAAACTAAACTATTTTGAGCAATTAAACAATATAAATGTTCAAGACAAAATTGAGAAAAAAAATGGATTATCTTATTTATCATGGGCTTGGGCTTGGCAAGAAATTAAAAAAAGACACCCCTCTATTCAATACGAAGTTGTAAAAAATGAAAGTGGCCTTCCTTTTTTTAAGAGTGAAGAGGGCTATATGGTTTATACAAAAGTTACGATTGACGATATAACTCACGAGATGTGGTTACCAGTGATGGATGGAGCAAATAAAGCGATGAAAAGCGAGCCTTATACATACAAAGTGCAAAAAAAAGAATGGAGTACAAAATATAATAAATATATTAGATCTAAAGACCCTAAAGGTAATTATTTGTTTGAAGAAAAGCAAGTTGAAGCAGCGACAATGTTTGATATTAACACGGCTATTATGAGATGTTTAGTTAAAAATGTTGCCATGCACGGACTAGGTTTATATATCTATGCTGGTGAAGATATACCATCATCGGAAAAAGATGATCTTCTGGAAGAAGAAAGACAATCTCTATATGATGAATGTAGAGATTTAAAAGATAGTATTATTGATGCATTAGGGCAAGCAATTGATCTAAATAATTTGAAAGAGATCTGGGAAGAAAACGTAACAGAGTTAAAAACTTTAAAAAACAGAATGCCAAAAATGCACGAAGCTGTGGAAAAAAAGAAAGAAGAATTAAAAACTAAATTACAATAATTATGGGAATGTTTGATGAAATAAATTGTAAATATCCTTTACCAAATTCTGATCTTATAGATACTAGTAATTTCCAGACTAAATTTAGAAATTACTATCTTGATGAATATTCTTGTCAAGATAAATTTATCATATCTGAGGTTGGTGATTTAATTTTAAATGATAAAATATATCATTTTACGGGTTGGATGGAATTTCATACTTACAAAGAGTACACTGATCCAGCAAATGATAAAATTAAATATTGTGTTAGTTTTGAGTATTGGGCTGAATTTTTTAGAGGAAAATTATTTTCTGTTAAAGATTGCACAACAGTAGAATTGAAAGAAGTTTCTTGTAGAGAAATAAGTTATGATGAATTTAGTAAAAGAATAAATTCGGATTATTGGAATCAGTAATTAACTTTAGATAAAAACTAAATTACAATAAAAATGACTATAAAAGACAAAATTTTTGATAAAGAAGTAATAGAATATATTGCAGATTTAGGTATAAATACGGATGATATAGATAGATTGCAAAAAAAGAAACTTAAGGAATATGCAATATCAGTTTTAAAAGAAATAACAAATGCTATTGAGCAAGATAACTTTTCTTTAATTAAAAAATACTTAGCATACTCGCCAGCAGGTGATTGCATGGGTTATGATAATACCTTTATAGATTTTGGTAAAGTTACTGGATCTACGATGGATATTGAAGATTTAGTCTATTATTTAACAGGTAAGCGGTTAGATATAAAAAGATAAACTCAACCGAACAATAAAAATGACTATAAAAGAATTGGAAAATAAAATAATTTCTATTAGTAACTTGGTAGATAGATTTGATGATCTTTTTAAGAATAACAAAACTATTCCTACCAAGTATGCTAAAAAATTTCTAAACAACCTAAAATTACAATTAAATGAAATCAAACAAATTAACAAATCAAGCAATCAATAACCTTGTCGGTAAAAATATAAGAAAGATTAGAGACGCTAAAAAAAAGAGTCGTAGAGAAGTATCGGAAAAGCTTGGAGTTAGTGCAAAAAGCTTAGAGCAATGGGAAAGGGGAGTTGTGCAAATAAAATTGTCTTGGCTGATTTTTATTGCTGA